TACGATCAGCATCTACGCGAAGTTCCGGCGGAACACTCAAACCAGAGTCGACAGAATAGAAACTATCAGCATTAGGGACCGAAACAGGGATACCGTTACGGGCAAGACGTTCAATATCGGATGGCGTAATAGCCAAACCGGAAACGACTACATCATCAGAGGGAGAGCGTTTAACGCTCACCCTGTGATATGTTTCATTCGGATTTATACGGGATAAAACTTTCATAACTTTTATTCTAAACGAGGTACAACAACACGTGAAATCGGCAATTGAGCCGTACAATCGAAATGAATCTGACCCAAGATTTTGTCAGATACCTCGGTAACAGTAAACACGTTATTAACAGAGCCAGGCTGCATGACAGTGAATTGCTGACCGAGTTCGGGGGTATTCTCAAAGCTACGGAACATGATAAAGTTGCGAAGAGATGATAAGAACAGACCGTGCGCGCGGTCAAGCTTCTGCACATATTCATACCACGGACGCTGATAACCAAAAACTTGATTTATCTTAGTTTCATCTTCGGAAGCAGCTTGCCAAAGGGCTAATTCCTTATTGTAGATAGGTTGATAACCAATGTGATCAAATTCCGGATTGAAGGAATCCAAACGTTCACGATAGGTTAACCATTTCGGCAACAATGAATCATAGACAGGCATAGGCATCACGTACATAATACCCATGATGATAGACTCTTCGTCGCAGAACACAGAGATTGAACCATCAGAATTGCCGAAGCAAGTTGCCAAACCAGCTTGTGAGCCAAGAGCGCCAACGTAAGAACCGGTAGACGAAGTTTCTACAGTCTGGGTGATAGGATTGACAACGATGTCACGAGTGATACCACCAAGATATTCTGGCATGCTTAGGGCATCATAGCGAACATTAACGTCAAAACGACCTTCGATGATTTCCTTGTAGGAGAAACCGCGGAACTGATTGAGTTCCAAATAACGTTGGTAGGCGTTAACGTTACGGAAGTCGTTAATAGAGATACCAGAAGTAACCGGAGAGGCAAGAGCCTGCGGATTAACCAACTCGCCAGCTTTAAGGGGAGTATAGGTAACACCTTTCAGAGCTTCACCATTACTTTCGAAATCAACCTTATAGGCGTTACCATCTTCATCAACAATAGCCGTGTTGATAGTAGTAACTTCATGACCAGCATCATTAAGGCTGCGTGTCTCATAAGTTGTAAGACCAACAAGCGGAGCCGTACCTTGCTGCGGAGCCTGCAAAGCAGTGGTATAGGCATCAGACTGCCAGTTAGCATAAAACAAAGACTTCGGAGTAAGGGAATCAGGACCACCAGCATCAGTTGTAATCCACTTATTGTAGGTCTTTTTACCATTCAAAACAAACGGGTTATTACGAGTGTTGCGAATATAAGCGTTATAGATAGCCTCGTACGCGCGGAACGGATAAGCAGAAAGTTTAACCGGATTAGAAATAACAGCACCAGTACCTTCAAACGGATAGCGAGAAGAAGCAGCAGTCGTAAATGTCACATTCTCAATGGTACGAGTACCGAACATCGTACCGTCAGTATTCCAGATAGGAGATGAATCGGTCCCCTTAACAGAAGGGAAGAATAAGCCAAAAGAACCAGATATCAAACCATCTGGATCCGTGAAAACGTCAAACTTACAAGAAAAACGGAAATAGGTATATGTAGCACCTTGCGTTTCCTGTACCAAACCATTACCAAACGAATATTCCTTAATATCAGTTACTTTGGTACTAACCTTACCGTTACCACCAGCAGAAACAACAGTACCAAAGTAAGCAACGGCGAAACGACCGCATTTGCGGATATAAGAAGCCAAAGCAGTAGTAGGGCCAACTTCAGTTACTATATCGAAAGAAACGGTAAGTGTCTTATTGCCGTAAGACTTGTTACGACCTGTAAACTGACCCAAAGGAAGAACATTGTACAGGTAATCGTAATTACAAGATGACTCGTTATAAGCAGGAACTTGTTGGTTAAGCGAACTACCCAACGTAACGTCATTGCCAGCAACAGGAAGTTGATTAGTAGTCTGAGTATCGTAAGAACGTCCTCTAGGGTCAAGGTTAAGACCTGCAGGAGAATAGCCGGAAACGATTGTCGGAGGAATAGCACCTTCAGTCGGAATACCGAAGTAATCGCCAAGACCAGAAGGACGCAAGCAACCACCTTCAGAGTAATCAGAAGGCGTAAACATCATATACGGAGGTTGATACTCTTCCGTATTGTCTGCGCTGATAAAGTCCATGTAGTCCGACCAGAGAGTACGCAGAGGCACTTTGAAAAATGAAAGGTAAGCTTTCATCTTTGTCTGGATAGGGAACATCATAGGCATGAAGCGCAAGCCAAATTCGGGCTTAATGCGAACAGATGAGTTAGGAGGCACTAACTCTGTGAACACGGGAGTAATACGACCGAGGTCGGTAGTAAAGTTGTTGTCATGCGACCAGTCAAACGAATTACGCTTGACGTTGTTTTTGATGTCAGCAATCTTGTTAAAAACGTTTGCCATAGTTATTAGAATGTTTGAGGTTGAAAAATTGTCGTAGAATCAACAGAAGAGGACGACGAACTTTCCGACGACTGCGTCGAGTTGTTGTTGTTTTTCTGCACCGAGAGAGTAACCGTGCATGACGGCAGGAACCAGAGCAAAAGCGAAAGACCAATGACCACAAGAGCATAAATGATATAATATACTACGAGGTCAAAAGTACTCTTTCCATCTATTGCGCTCAATGGAGAGGGCAATATTTTCCGCAAGAGCGTTAAGATTTGTTTCCTTGTTACCATACTTCTTTTTAAAGATTAGTAAGCGAGTTTCTAAATACTTTTCACGACGGCAAAAATAGGAAGAATCAATTGGAATTTCAAGAACTTTTCGGGAAAGTGCATCCAAGCGCTCTGTTAAAGTATATATATATTCATTAAATAGTTCACGGGTTTTCATCCAATTACCGATATTAAGGTTATGTACAACAGGAGCAGTATATTCACGCACATGATCATAAGCTTTAGCCCAGTTTTCACGCTTTAAGGGATCACAAAACTCATCCGTATAGTACTGTAACTCACCATCAATAAAGCGATCCATAGGATACAAGCGATATAGTTGCTGCACGGATTGTTCAAATAGTATAAAAGTATTAATAAACTCGCGAATTATCTCATATTCCTTTGTTTTTAAGTAAGACGATGGAGAGGGGATTACAGTATGTTTTACCCAAGAGTCAATAGGCATGTAAAATAGCTTGCCAGAACCTGTAACGCGATCGACAACGGGTAAAGACTCCAAAGAAGGGTTACCCAAGATTTCATCACGACGAGCGCGGACATAGGCAGAACCAATGCCGCCGCCACGATTAGAAGCGGTACGAAAAGGAGCCTCACAGGAGGGATGAGGAGCGTTACTACCTTTTACCATGTATTTAGTAATGTAGGCAGGTGCACCAGAGTTAGCAGGAAGAACCTTTATTGATCCGATCGGATACCTGCGATACATGAAAGCTCCTGACGGATAACGTAAGCGCGAGCCCGAACATAGATGTCCAGTAGCCGAACAATCGTTGCGTCTTGAATACGGATTGAGCGGACAGGAGCGACACTTATCAAAGTAAGGTATTCTTTTACCGTTGATGTCAGTTTGAAAGTAACTCCACGCTTTCTGAATAAATGCTTGTGCAGCAAGAATATCCCTAAAATGCGATAGAGGGAAATTCCACAGAAGTATATGATAATGTGGACGCTTAGTTTTGGAGCCATATTCGCCACACGCGAGATAACGAAGCGAATGAGTAAGATTCTCATTGTCAAGTAGAGAACGCAAACGCTTAAAAAATAACTGTAAATCTTTCTTTTGTAAAGTTTCATAGCCTAAATCATTATGAGGCAAGTGTTCATTATTGTATGTAAGAGTGATAAAGAGGGGAGCGGAACCGCATGATTCCGTTTCCATGATAGCGCGAACAGCAAGAGCGTTAGCCTTACGCTTACGGCAGATAAGACAAGAGCCACAAGGTACAACGATATACAGGGGAAGAGTATCACCCGTTTCACTGTTTAAGAGGTAACAGGAATCTACATCATCCGGAGTAATACCGTATTTCCTGGGCATATACTTATTTTGTTCCAAAAGGAAAAGTTCCATAATCCAACATACGCACTTATTACGGATGTAGAAACGATCGAAGCCGGCAGACTTTTTAAGGGCTGCCGGATTCAATAGGACTGTAGGATGTAAGCACTTTATCTGCATGGACAACATTGTTTAGGAGCGTTACAACCATTACAAGCTGAATACATAAGATCAGTAAGTTCAGATTCAAAGTAGTAGCATACAAGTTTAGCACCAGTGGAGGGTAAAACAGTATCAATGAAATAATATAATTCAGCACGAGCTTCGTTTTCAGTATAATAAGCACGAAGTTTCAAAGTACATCGTTTCCAAACTGAACGTCCTGCCCGAATACCAGAAAACTTTTCAAAGACTACGACTCCGTAATATTGCTTTTGATACATAATGATAATTGTTTATTGGTTTAACATGACGCAAAGCTAAGGGATTTTAGGTAATTGTACAACGGTCTATAGTATGTTATAAAACATAAAACCGAATATTTTTTCTAAAATGCTAAGGTATCATTTGCAACTGCGGTCAACCTGTCAGTTGCGCTTATATTATCAAGAGGGAGGAAGCCCGCTCTAACCGCGGTGGGAATTCTATTCATTTTTTTATTGGTTTAGGGTGCGCGCATCTAATGTCGAAGGTAAACGAAAAGAGCGAAGGGAACCAGGTTGCATTAACGGATACATTTATCCTGTTACGCGCTTGGCTCGCTTCGCTCGATTCGCTAACGCTCATTTGGTATATTGCGCCACGCCTACGGCTCGCTACATTAAAGGAAGAAGTAACGCCTACGGCGATTATTCACCTTTGCGACCTAAACCTTTCAGTAACTTACCAGGAGCAGGTAACCAATCACTTGCTACCTGCGAAATATGGTAAAGGCTTTGCGTCGCCTGATTAGCGACGGTAACAATTCGTTGAGCATCGTCGTACTTTTGATCTTGCTGGAGCTTAAAAACGGCGGCATCACGGTGTATGTCAATACTATTGGTATAATGCTCGACTTGCGTCTTTTGGGCTCCGGACAAGGAGATATGCGCTTGCTTAAGGGCTGTATCCGCGGCAATGTTATTAACTTTTGCATACATAGTAACGAGAATAGCTTTTGCTTCAGCTTCGGACAAAGAGACTTTGGAGTCAGTTTCACGAACGCGACGGGCAAAATCTTCACACTCCAAATCAAACCTACGGTTATTGAGTATAGCAGCAGTGCGAGTAGCAACGGTGGAAGCATCCAAATTAGCTGTTTTCGACCATGTTTCGGATACTTGAGCTTTAAGCAAGTTGACATGTTCATTGATGTCATTTATTTCACTAATAATCTTTGACTTTTGTGACTCAGTATATTCGTTCTGAGTCTTTGTTAATTGAACTTCCAAGCCGGAAAGCTGGATAGCGTTATTCTGAGTGGCTGCCTTAACATAGTTGTCGAGATTAAGACTTTCAGCCTCGCCAGTCTTTTTAGCTGTGTCAGCCTTAATATTCTTTGTTTCGGCAAGTGTTTTAGCATAAGAAGCACCAGCAAAGAGAGATTCCATTGCTGTAGGCGTTGCCATGATAGGACCAGCGACATCAGCAGGAGGGACAGAGTCGGGCATAGCGGAACCAGCGACATTACTATCGACAAGACCGGAAGCACCATTTCCATACATGAGGTCGGGATTCAAACCTGCATCCTTCAAACGCTGCATAACATTCGAAGGAAGGTTATATTCTCGCTCATCTTTAAGATTCTCGCGTTGGGTATCACGATACCACTCTGCCATCTGTTTATTGTACTGACGGGCTTTCTCGTTCTCTTCTTGCTGTGCTTTGATAGCTTTATCTTGACGCTTATTTGCACCAATACCAGAAAAGAGACCACCAAACATGGAAGTACCGACACCTAATAATTCTTTAATAGCCATAAGCAATTATGTTAAATGATCTTGCTCACGTTTACGAGCTTTTAAAATACGATGACGAGATTGCTGTGAAAGCTCCCAGAGGGTATTACGATCAGCATCTACGCGAAGTTCCGGCGGAACACTCAAACCAGAGTCGACAGAATAGAAACTATCAGCATTAGGGACTGAA